TAAATCATTTGTTGATATTTGACTTATGTTAGAAGTGTGAAGCCCAAAGACTCTGACTTTCACTCTACCTAAATGCAAAGGGTCTTTATTATTTACGACGATTCCAATAAACCAACGAAAATCATCACCGTAATATAGTTCATTTATAGACTTCATTAGTAATCTCCCGCTGCTCTATTCATGTATGACAGTCTGTTGCACGAGAGTACGGCGTTATAAACATTTTGTTGAAAAACGTGTCTTACTCCATATATCAAATATGTTCCACTTCTTTTTTTGTCTGAAGGAATGACATCTCCTTTTATGGTTGACGTATTAACAGCTGCAGGAATAGAAACATCTATTAAATTTCCTATTGATGTGTTAATACCATTTGATAAAAAATTAAATCCTGGGACAGATAATTCTATAGGAGTCTTGTGTAAAAAATATCTAAACGATCTTTGCTTTGCTTTATTCATATGTGAATTAATTCCATCGGCTTCATAATAGTTCATATCACCATCATCATATATTTTAGTAGGAGTGATCTGAGAAATTTCAACAGTATCATATTCATGCATTTTTTTATTTTTTATATTTGCTCTGCCATCATATACCGGCATGTTTTGATCGGCTGAATACTTAAGAGATTTAAACATATTTTCAGCGTTTATATTATCTGAAATTCCTTTACCTTTTACAGTATCAATAAAGTTATACGTTGCTCCAATCATTCCTTTTCTTGAAAGCAACAATTGATTGTCTGTCATTCCAACACTGTAGTTTCTTATATTGTAATATTTGTTGGGATCATTTATGAAATCATTATCAACTTTTTGACCATAAGTGTATGGTCTAGTTCTACTATTTAGTGGGGTTTGATTTAATATAGTTTCTAAATCTGTGAGTCTTAGTGAATCATCACATATTGTTGAAAAAAGAAAGAACGGCAAACCATTTGTTGTGCTCATCCTGTCTTTTAACCAGTTGGCTGCATCAAATGGAGTCATGTTTGGAACTATGACTTTCATTGACCTAGGCATGTTCATATCGTTAGCCGAAATATTTTTAACAGTTTTTCCTAGCCACTCATAAAGCAATTGAGTTATCATTGCCGAAGGAGTTCCACTGTAAGCTTTAGATACTCTCATAAGTCGTGATAAAAACCCGGAATCTTCAATTAAAGATAGACCAACTAGCTGCGCGTTATCGTTGCCTTTTGATATTCTAATAATTTCAGATATAATAAAAGTTTTTGTTATCGTGTGATCTAATTCATCTCGAGTAGCTATCTTTAAAACAACTGTTTCACTTCCACTTATTTGAGATAATTCAACAATACGATCGATGTCTGCAAAAACAATACTGCCTGTTAAGTATGGCTTATCAATGTGTTCAAAAATATTAATTTCTGTTACAGTAGCTGTTATTTCAAACTGAGTTTCAAGACCGGGATCACCCTGCTTTTGTATCTCAACTTTTTTAAGTATAAATTCTGCAGCATTTTCATTTTGATTTTCCATCACGCATTCTCTCTAAGACCACTTTTATACGCATTAAAAATACTCACAACAGCTCCGGGTTTTATGACTTTAATATTTTTTAAATTTTCATTTTCCATAAAATAAAAATCTTTATTAGTCGTCTCTGTAAGTTGTGCACCCGGACCTATTGTTGGATCAATATCAACTATGCCTGTACTGTCGCTATAATATTTCGTCGCATTAACTTCAGAGCCTGAGGAGAATAACGTTACTGTGTTATTCGTGGCTCCTACTTTTTCAATAGTCTCGCCATCTGTAAAAGTAACATTCCCATCAACAGTAAATTGACCGAGATCAGAACGAGTGTTCGTTACGACAGCAGAAACATTTGACGTCTGGCCTCTCACAATGTCACCGACTTTAAATTTATCATAAAAATAATCTCTTGTTACGACAACAGTATTAGGAAATTTTTTATTTAACAGCGTATTTAGTTCATCATCGCTAAGAGGCCAACCTTTTAATTGTATATCATCGTTCATCAGATAAAAAGTCCAGTAATAATCTGGAGTTCCATATAATTTTTGTGATATTTGATCTGGTCTTTCACCGCCAATAATATTATACATGTTATACAGAAGAGAGTTTTCTTTAACCGCCTCTAAAACATCAACATAAACTGAAATGTTTTGAACAGAATTTTCAAACTTTTCGTTTCCAAACTTATACAATATTTCAGGAAATCCGTTAAAAAATGTCACATCTGCCTCCCTGCTTGGCTACCAGCAATTCTTTTATTATATGGAAGATCTGATTTATCAATAGTTCTTTCTTCTCCGAATGTCATTGTCAGTTGAACATCGTTGAAATCACCTGTTTCATAAAAACCACCAGTACTATTATAGTTTACGGTCAATCCTTGTAAATACATCGGATACAGTTTAAGGTTTAGGTTATTTTTAGATAAGTCTTCTCCATTATACATAAATTTAATATCAAAGAGATTAGGAAACTTATATCCTGCATTTATTTCCACACCGCTCTGCCCTTCTATTTTTATAGTTTCTGGATATAACTCTTCTCTAAAGCGTTGTATAATTTCTTTAATTTGTTCTGATTCTTCTTGACTTGTTGGAACCATTCTAAAATCAAAAGAAAAGTTACGAAGATTAACATTTCGAAAAATCATTCTTGAGTTAGGATTAGGTGTGGTTCGCAAAGTACCTCTGACAGCGTCTGTAACTGTACCACCTGTCACTGCACCAACTACTCTAGACATAATTAAATTCGCGGCATCACCTGTAGTGTTACCGGATTTAAGTGTATCCATAAAACTACGACCTGCTTGTCCAATTGTGTCAAGAGCTGTTCCCACGATTCCTTGATTGTTTTGTATACCAGCAGAAACGGCTGCCCCCATGATTCCAAGATCTGTTGGTGTTATGCTAACACCATCTTGTATTTGAATATTTGGAGGCATATAAAGAGCGATTTGTTTATCAGTTTTCTCAGTTTCTTTTCCGGATCTAAATCCATCTAGAAATTGACTTTGCGCTTGTTTAGATGCTACATCTGGTGGAGAATTATCGGGAAAAAGAAAACCACCCACATCACCAGAGGCTAATCTTTCCAACCTTGGAAAACCAGATTTTACACTGTAGCTTGGAGGAATCCGTTGAATAGGAGTAAAAAGCATATAAGCTCTATACTTATCCTGCTTGTTTATTGGAAACTGCAAAGATCCAGCCCTGTTATCTGTCGGATTCCTGTATTGATCTGCCATATTCTATCCTAATAAATAGAGTTTAGTTAACAGTATTTATATGGAAAATGAACACTTACAAAGGGCGATACAGGATTAAGCACAGATCAAAGTATCGCGGTGACCCAGACAATGTTATTTATAGGTCGATGTGGGAAGCTCGATGCTTTATGTGGTGTGACAATAACTCTGCAGTTCAGAACTGGAGTTCAGAAGAGATTATTATCCCTTACCTTTATGAGGTTGACAAGAAATATCATAGGTATTTCGTTGACTTAAAAATTACTTTCAAAGATGGTAGAACCATTTTAGTCGAAATAAAACCAGAGAAAGAAACTGTTCCTCCTAAGAATCCCGGTAGAAAAACGAAGCGTTACATCAACGAAGGTTTAACATACGTAAAGAATATGAACAAATGGAAGGCTGCTGAGAACTATGCGAGAGATAGGAACTGGGAGTTTCAGATATGGACTGAAAAGACTTTACAGAGTATGGGTATTTTACAAAAGCAAATGAAAAAGCTTAAACCACTAAAAAGATTATAAATAGATTCATGGCAGTAAGTATATTTCAAAACCTTGAGATTGAAGCGTTTAGAGCTGGGATTACCCCTCGGACAGCTGAATCTAGAGCTTGGTTCAGAGTAAAAATAAATCAATTAAGAGGTGGTCCTCTTCGTAGAATCAATAGGAATACTCTATTGAAAGACCAAGAACTCGAACTTGAAAATAGAGTCGTCGTTGGAAACATGTATATGTTTTTCTATGATCCAAAGCACAAAGATACTTTGCCCTATTATGATGGATTTCCTTTGGTGATACCTTTTCAAAAAGCACCAGGAGGATTTATGGGTCTTAACCTACACTACATCGCTCCAGTTTTAAGAGCGAAGTTGCTGGATGGTCTGATGGAAACCACAAACAATAAAAGATTTGACGATTCAACAAAATTTAACATAAGATATAAACAATTGAAGGCTGCCGCTAATTTAAGATATTTTAAACCATGCGTCAAGCATTACTTATCTTCACAGGTAAGAAGTAGATTTGCTAGAGTTCCAGCACCTGAATGGGAAATTGCAACTTTTCTTCCAACAGCGGATTGGAACAAAGCTAATGGTACTGCTGTTTATAAAGACTCAAGGAAAATGATATGATGAACGTAGAAGCTTTTAGATCATCTTTGAAAAAAGGTGTAGCTAGAAATAATCTTTTTAAGGTCATACTACCATCTATAACTACTAATCAAGGTACTATCGATCCTAGCACAATGAATCTTATGTGTCGTTCAGCATCTCTTCCGGGGAGACAGATGAACATAAATGAGAGAATAATTGGGATACCCAAGCCAGAAAAAGTAGTAAACGGTTTTCAGATTGACGATATGTCTATGACTTTTATAATGACTAATGACTATGAAGCAAAGAGATATTTTGATGCTTGGACTAGTTTAACCATGAACTTTGATTCTTATGAGTTAAAATACAAGTTTGGTTCAGAAGGATACGCTAAACAAGTTACGATTATACAGTTGAACAGTAGAGGACAAGAAATTTATGAGTGTAAACTAGAAGATGCATTCCCAACTACTGTTAATGCAATTGAGTTTACAAACGAACAAGGGGGAGTTGTTGAATTAAACGTTCAACTTTCATATTACAATTGGGAAGGAAGATGGATAAACGCTCCTGACTATGCAATTTAGTGAAATTAAATATAATTGAATGAATGAGGTAAAACATGGCACTGCCAAAGTTAAATGATAAACCAAAGTATGAATTGACTATACCATCAACTCAAGAAAGGGTAAGATACCGACCATATCTGGTTAAAGAAGAAAAAGTATTGATGATGGCTCTTGAGTCTCAAGACAAGACAGCATCTTTAAACGCAGTCGTTGATACGATCGGATCCTGTCTTGATACAGATATTGATAAGAATACACTTACGTTATTTGATATTGAGTATATGTTTATTATGATTCGCTCTAAGTCTGTAGGCGAGGTAAGTGACCTAGGTATAAAATGCCAGCACTGTGAACAAACGAACGAGATTCAAGTTCGATTAGATGATGTTAAAATAGTGAGAGACGAAGAGGTACCAAACGAAGTTCAGCTTGATGAGAACATCAGCTTAACAATGAGGTACCCAAATTTTGTAGATGTGTTAAGGTTTGAAGATAATGAATTAAACGATACCGAAAGAACATTTATGCTTATCAGTAAATGTATGGAATCGATTGAAACTGAAGATGAGCACATTAAGTTTAATGAAGTTTCTCAAAAAGAAATTGATGAATTCATTGAGTCTTTGAACACTGAACAGTTTGGTAAGATTCGTAAGTTTGTCGAGAATATGCCAAAGGTTGAAAAGGACATTAAATTTGTATGTGCTGGTTGTGAAAAGGAAAATGATATTAAACTACAAGGGATTGATGATTTTTTTTAGTAGCTCTTTCTCATGACAACTTGGTAAATTACTACAAAACGAACTTTTTATTGATGCAAGAACATAAATATTCGTTAACTGAAATAGAGAGCATGATACCTTGGGAGAGAGAAATATACGTATCATTGCTCATAGATTATATTGAAAAAGAAAATGAAAGAATAAAACAACAGAATCAAGGAATGTCATAATGGCAACATTAACGGGTGTTATAAAGACCTTACAGGATCAAAATACTGATGCTGGTAAAAGACATAAAGAAGTCATTACGTCATTTAGTAAAGGATTTCAAGATATCTCTAAATCTATTCTTGGAATTAGGAGAGCAGGAATAAGAATCCCCGGACTGATGGCATTAACTAACGCAATTATTGACAACCCTTTGACAAGAGCCATAGGCGGATTAACGAGAAGTGTAATGAATGCTGTTACGGCTCCTTTTAGACTTGTATCTAATCTAGTTGGAACAATTAAAAATACTATTATGAGTGTTCTATCTGGTTTAGGGAAACTTATAACACAACCGTTCACAGCGTTGATGGCCGGATTAAAATTCCTATTCCAAACAAATTGGGAAAAAGAAACCTATAAGTTAATGGTCGACGTATTAGATGTACTTCGAACAATACAAATTCAGTTTGATTCATATTTTGATTACTTAAAAAATAATAAACTTGATTCGTTACAACAAGACTCAACTTCACCTGGAAGAGATATACCTCAAGCAGAAAACGCACCTCAAGGTAGACAAAGGAGCGGCATAGCGCTGATGCCAGCATTTAATTTAGCAAGGGTAGGCAGGTTACTTGCTGGTTTGGGTCTTGCAATAACAGCA